CAGCACCCTGGCTATTATCAAAAGCCTGTGGTGGAACCTGTCCCTGTTTTAATCTAGCAATCTCTGCTGCTTGTTGTCGAAGCTGGGCAATTCTCATTGCCTCACGCTCCATGTCTTGTGGAGTATTAAAATTACTTAATGCTCTAAAGTCTTCTAACATTCTTTTATCAGCTAGCTTATGTTTTTCTAAAAAATGTAAAGCTGCTTCTTTTCTACCTTCTACGTTACGAACTAAGTTTAACGATTGATCTTGCTGATCTCGTAATTTCTTTTGAGAATTAACGTGTTGCTTAGCCATCTCTCTAGCACTTTGTGGGTCTCGCCCTTGTTCTTGTAGCCTTTGCTCTATAACTTGAGCCTCTCTAAACAATTGTTGCTCCCATTGTTTCTGGGCATCAATTTGTTTCATTCTGTGCAATTCTTCTATCTGTGCCTGTATGTTAGGCTCTTGATCTGAAGGAGCAGTTGGTTGCTGAACAGCAATTTGCTCTTCTTGCAAAGGCAATTCCCCTTGCACAGGTGTCTCTTGTTGCCCTTCCGTAGGAGCTACAGGTACTTCTGTTTCTTCCACAGGAGCATCTTGCGTAGGTTCCTCTGTCGGAGCCTCTGCTTGAACCTCTTGTATTGGCTCTTCTGTTTGTGATTCTGTTGGCATTACCATAATAACTTCCTTTCTATAATGTTCCTAATTCATTTTTAATACCATAAAAATTTCTATATGCTTGCTTATATTCAACCCCCTCATTTAAAAGGTCATATAAAATATTTAAAAACTTTTCTTCACTTAATGGTTTCTTTTTGTTTTCTCTCATAGCGTTATCAACCAAAACTCCCCAGTTACTAAGAGCTTCTTTAGATTTGCTAGAACCAACAAGCCTAAGCATTGCATCAACCCTGGCATTCCCCGACCTAAAAACTTTCTTTTGTTCGGATGCTCTATCGGAAACATCTTTCAAAAGAGGAATAGATTCTTCTAAAGATTTTCTATCTTGAGGATTCTGTATCTTCCATCGTGCATATTGAGAAATCATAGCCTCTCTTTCTGCACCTTCTAGCCTCATAGTATCTATCATGTTATAAAAAATATTTCTTTCTATATCGTAGTATCCAGAATCTTGAATAAAAGAAGTCATTTCAAGAAGGGCGGCTTTAATAGGAGGAGCTTCAGACTTTGCTTTCTTTTCAATTCTAAAAAGATAAGAAGCCACATCGCTGTCTGTTAAAGAAGGAAACCTTTGTTTCATTTCTGCAGCCCATTGTTCTATTAATATTTCTCGCTTTTCCCAGTTAACGTCACCATCTGCCATGACAGCTCCGTTAGGCCCCCATATTTTTTCTCCATATGTTGATTGGCCATAGTCGTAAATGTCAGCATCTGCACTAGATATTTTACCTAAAGCTGTTTCTCTGCCAAACTTAAACAATTCATCTAACCCCTTAAACTCCCCATTAACAGGATCAGTAAGGTTTCTTCTTAGCTCAGAAAACCCAGAGCTTATTCTTCTAGACATTGCATTATATGTAGACAAGTCTTGCATATTGCCTGTGTCTAATTTTTCTCCAGTTATAGGATTTTCATACAATGCTCCTTGCTTGAAAGCATCTTCTAACTTTTGTAGTTCCATTAATTCCTGATCCATTAAAGAATCTCTTTTAATAGAATACAAAGAATACTCATCCCTGCTATTATATAACTTGTCGTTATATTTCTTTTCCACTTCTTGCCATTGCTTTGGCGAGAAAAACTCAGGGAACCTTCCTTCTTGCTGCATACGCTGAATGTTTTTCTGGTAGTCTTTAGCTATGTCGGTAAAGTCTGGCGTTCTTTCTCCTGTAAGCAAGCCTTTAACACCTGCTCCAATATTTAACTTTCCGTCATCCCAAACACCTTTGCCGTGTTGTGCTAAGTAAATTCCCAGTTCTTTTTCGTTCATACCAAACGCTTCTTGCAACCTAACATCACCAGAGCCAAGCTCTAATATCCCAGCCTCAGCTTCGTCCATTAATTCATTTAATGTTTCATAAGAACTTTTAACACCAAACAACTGGCTAACGCCTTGGGTTATCCCACTAGCCACATCTTTCAATCCTTCAACCCTTCCTTCTCCTCCGCCTGCAAATCCATCCCAAGCACCAGTAACCGTTCGCTTGATTGCACTTTCTCTTCCTGGGCTTGAGAAAGCAACATCGTCCCAAGCAAATGGGATCAAGCTTTCTACAACAGTGCTTAATGTTTTTGCGGTAGAATCTACGCTTTCAAACCAATTTTCCTCTGTTATAGCACCAGTATCTTCATCTTTCTTTAGAACAGATGTAGTCCTTTGCCCTATAGCATCTTCGCCTGTTATCATATCCCACGTTTTACTCAACAATGGGCCACTGACAATCCCTCTAACATCAGACAACATCTTATCCCCGTCAAAGAACTTGCCATCATTTTGTTGATTAAGAACTAACATGGCTGGAGTGGACGCTAACCTAAGCATAGTATCCCATGTTCCAAGAAAGCTGATATCTAAATCTCCCAAGTGCGTACGCATAAAGTTAGGATTAAAATACCAGTCACCTGTAGATTGGTTTTGTTTCCAAGGAACAAAATCCGTTTCTTCTCCTAATGCCGAGTTAATACCTACGGTAAGAGTTGTAGCCATACCTATCATTGTTGCCATGTATTTTCTAGCAATTGCTTGTTCTAAAGTGGCTTGTTCTCCCTTAGCAGTGCCAGCTAAAGCATTGCTGAGAGTATCTAATCTACCTTTAAAGAACCTAGGAGCAAACAATAAGAACTCTCCCACGTTCCCTCCGTACCCTCGTTTACCAACGCCTGTCATTTTATTAACAGCCGCAGCAATTTGAGCAGCATCTCCGCTATCAACTAATTGTTTAGCACTCATGCCCTTTTCAAGCATTCTTATTTGCATTTCCAAATCCCAGACTTGGAATCGAATAACATTACCAAAGTGAGCAAACGACCTGTCAAAGTTTCTTAGTCCAGGGAGTCTACCAAATACACCCCACTGCCTAGCATTTACAAACTGATCAGGTGCGTTACCTAAGAATGCTAAGTTTGACCTGATAGCATCATCAAGGGTTCCTAATCCATTAAGTCGAGCATGAGCATCAGCCCTTAAAAAGAAGTTGCCTGAAATTCTTTCGCCATCTTTAGCAAAAGATTTAAACATTTCACCTATAGCTTGCACGCTATCTCCTTGACTAAGCACTCCTAAGTCTCTGACTCCAGCAGTCGTAGCTCTAAGCTTAAGGTCATTTAACAAAGGGATCATCCCTTGAATTGCAACGGCACTAAAGTCTCCAGTCGCACCAAATGTCCTACCTAAGTTATTAATTATCTGGAAAGCATTGTCTTTCATTGCGGGGTTTGTTTTATACACTTCCTCAATATAACTCGACATACCGTCAGTAAGTTCATCAGGGAAATAATAATCTTCGACTTGCCTACCTAATGGCTTAGAAAGGTTTTCCAAAATATTAACCCCATCAAGAGTATCTCGTTCAATATTTTTAATAGCCATTCTTGCACTACTTAAGTTTTCAGCAATTTCATCTCGTTGATATTTTGTTAAACCAGCAAAAGGTTTATCTACTACAAATGATTCACGTCTAATACCTGGCTTTAGTTTGTTTGTTACTAACTTATCAATATCATCTGTTAAAAATTTTAATTTCTTAATTTCGTCTCCTATAGCACCACCAGGGCTAGAAACCTTAGGTATTGCTGTCTGTTTCATGTCTCCTCTTAATTGTTTTTCTACTTGTGGTTGTTTAATTTTTGAAAACTTAGCAACCATTTGTTGATCTTCAATTGCATTTATTCTAGCAATAATTTCTTTAGCATCTGGATGATTTACTGTTAATAATATTGCTTTTATGCCTGCATAGCTTTTACTTACATCTTGATAAATTTGTTTCCCAACAAGCTCTTCTAGTGTTCCGTGCCTATATCCATAAATTGTAGACATTTCTTTGGTAAAGTCTCTTACCCCAGCTGCTCTCCATGCAGTCCCTAAATCTACGGTTCTATCCGTCATAGCCGAAGATGTTCTCGAAACTCTATATCCATCATCTATTGCTTCTGCTGTGGATTCATATGTTTGAGCCCCTATAGGGTTTGTTTTCCACCTAGGCCGAGTAAGTGCTTCATTATTATCACCTTTCATTGTTGATGTTTTTCTACCAACACTTGCTCCGCCTTGCCCTCTGACTAATAGCCCGTTGTTATCAAGAATTCTATAAGCAGTTTCTCCCTTAGCTCCTGCATACAAAAGCCGAACTGCTTCATTTTCTAAATCTTGCCATAAGTTAGCGTATGCTCTGACAAAATCATATGCCGATATCTCATCGCCTTTTGCAAACTTTGGGCCACCTTCTGTAAGCTGAACAATGTATTTATCTAATACTTCATCATAAACTCCAAGGCCTCCTAAGGGGTTGAGCATATCATCATCAACTACTCCCTTTACGCTTTTAAGAACATTGTCGAGAGTGCCGTCATCAAGAAACTTCATAGCATCATCAAGTGCATATCCTTTCCCAGTAAGTTCTCCAGCCAAAGCAAAGTATTCAGACTTTACTTCTCCAGTTGTTTCATCGACAACATCTTTAACTCGTGTTATATCTTGTCTCCCTGCACTTAACAACTTAGCATATTTTGGTTTTCTTATTCGGACATATTTGTTAAAAGTGTTTTCCGATGTAAGAATTCCAGTTTTTTTAAGAACATCATCACTGAAAAAAAGTGCCTCTACATCATCTTCTCCATATTCTTTTAGAAGTTTTGCATAAGCAGGGTCAGAACCTTTAACACCTTTTAAAAGTTCTCCTCCCCAAAAATCTTTGTTCATTAACGCAGACTCAATAGCTCTGGCTTTTCCTCCCATAACAACAGACCTTGAAAGCACTGCGTCTTCTTCTTCTGTTGCGTGCTTCTTGGTAACTTTCCCCATATCTACACCAAGCTCATCAGCGTCTTCGCCTCTTAAAGCTTTCTTAGCTTGCCCCCAAACACTAATCTTGCCTAGGCTTTCACGGTAAGGAGCGTGTTTCCCAAATATACTGTATTGTTCAACTACTGGTTTTGCGGTAAGTCCTACCATAGGATCAAGAGGTTCTCCTCCCAGACTACCTAGTTGTTCAAAAAACTCTTTATCATCTTCTATATTTTTCCAGTTGCCTTCATAAGTACCACCGTAAAAATCATTTGTTTCTTGTTGAATCTTAGCAAGCGTATCAGGTTCTTTAATCAAACCTCTTTCAGAAGCTCTGTTTGCAGCTCTGTTAAACAAAAAGTCCGTGGCATATTTTCCACCCTTAGTTCCTGCCAAGAATCCATACCGTAGTGGTTTTCCAACAGTCCAGTTTAATGTTGTTGCAACAACGTCATCAATACGTTTTGGTATTAACAATGCTTGCCTTGTAGCTTCTCTAGCAACATTGCTCGCACCTTCTTCAAATTGTTTTGCTAATGTTTGTGGAGCTTTCTCCGTAGCTTCCCGAACTCCCTTTTTTGCTAGACCTTTAGCAAGAGCAGCCATACCACCAGTCAAAGCAACCTCTGCTGCTAATACTGCACCAGTTGCAGGAAGTCCAACCAATGCTTCTTTTGTAACATCCATACCTGCAATAGGTACAGTTTCAGTTAACCAAGGATTAATTTCCCGTTGCACGTTTGCCATCAAGTCATATTTTTCTACTAGCGATGGGTCTTTCCCATATGTCTGCCTGTATTTTTCGTATTCATTTTCTACTAAAGCACCTATCCCTGTTTCTTTAGATGGGTCAATCCAGTCCGCCAAATCGTTTGGAAACCGACCTCCTGTCAATAAAGATGCTGCTAAATTTGCAGGATTGATAGGGCTGCCAACAACGTCGCTAAGTGCTTCCCTACCTATGTGGCCTAAACCACCAAGAAAGCCTTGCTCGTTAAAAGCTTCTTTAGTTTCATAATATCTTTGGCGAATTTCTCTGGCTAAAAATTCATCGCTTTTTAAGAAACCTTGAACGGGGTCACTGCCCCATGCTCTTTGAAAAATATTTTTATCGTCTTGTACCATTAGTAAAAGATAAACCTCGTTCTTGGATTAGTCATAGTTTGTGTTACGCCTCGATCATATTGTGGTAGTTGGCTATACACTTTTGTAAATGGATCGTCTTTTAAAAAGTCTTTAAATGTGTCAGGGGCTCGACCCTCTCTTAAAGACCGTCCAACTTGCCCTAAGTATTGGTTGTATACTTGGCCATATGCTTGTTGTGCATACCTACTTCTTCTTGCACTAGGTTGTGGCATTTGTTGTACATAGTCCATGTATCGTGCTTGAGGCATCTGAGACAAAGCCATTTGCCCAATAGCAGGGGACAATGTTCCCCATTGGTCTTGTTGTAAAAAATCTGCAAATGATTTATTGTCCGCCATAATTAAACCCCACTTACTGGTGCGTTAGGATTAGTTTGTTGTAAATAAAAACTTAAGAAATCTTGACCATCAACACCGACTGGTCTTCTTGCTTGATAAGCACTTTGCAACTCATCAACAGTTCTGCCTAATGCTTGACCTATTGCCCCACCATATGTTCCGCCACCAGGTCTTTGTAAAGACAAAAACCTAGCAAGGTTAAGTCTGTTTTCTGCAGCTTGCTCCCCAGTTCCATATGTTGATCGCAACAATCTGGTTCTAATATCTTGCTCTCTTGTTAGCTCAGGATTGTAAATTATGTCTGCATAATCCTGTTCTCCCAACGATCCAATCCTTGCAGCTTCTGAAGCCAATCCTCTTAATGAATCTTGGTCTATCATTTGTCCTTGTCCATAACCACTAACAAAATCAGCAAAAGCTCTAGGCGATCCAGCTCCTCCATAAGAAGGCATGGCTCCATATCCGCTTAAATAATATTGCTGCATTAATGGATTTTCTACATTCCACAAAGCACTACGCAATGGGGATGTTGGCCCTGTTGCCTGTTGTGCGATCTGCCTAAATTGTTGCCTAGGTGTAAAATAAGTCATTGGGTCTTGCCCAACAGCATTGGCTATTGCCTGATTTAATTGTTCTTGCGTCATAACTCCTGCAAAATCTTCAAACGATGCCCCTTGCCCAACAGTGCCTATACCAGCGCCAGTGCCCATTTGCCCTGTGCCCATTTGCCCTGTTCCCATTTGTCCTGTGCCCATTTGTCCTGTGCCTGTTCCCACTTGCCCAACAGTACCAACCGTACCAGCCGTACCAGCACCTACTATTGGTTCTCCTGTTTCTGGATCAATTGCAGAAGCGGGTATCCTTGGAGCGGTAGGAGTTATTGCAGGGAACCCAGAACGTCTTCTTCCATAATCAAGACCGAAAGATTCTGGCCCCCCAACGGTTTTTCTTTCGCCTGTTTCTGAATCAATATATGTTCGACCTTCCCGTCCACTTGCTCTTATTGCTGCGTCATCGCCCATGTATCCAGGGTCTACGCCAAACATGGGATCATCTTCAGGTGTCCCCATAAATTGTTGTTTATATAATTTTTTCATATCTAAGATTGCTTGATTTTGGCTCATCAAATAATCCCGTTCTTCATCACTAAGACCTTCTGGTATCTGAAACACTGGGTTGCCAAACCTGTCATAATCACCAAGCTCATTTCCTTGAGCGTCTTTAGGCAAAACACCTGTTCCCATTCCAGCGTTCCACATTCGTAATGTTTCAGGATTTACTCCACCAACAAAGTCCCTAAATTCGTCACCCCTGTCAGTCCTAAAACTAAAAAATTTGCCCCCCGAAGTAATATTAGGAATTGGGATACCGCCGCCTTTACCAAATGCAATGCGTGTTACATCTTCGTACAAATCATCACCAGTAGTAATAGTCCCTGTGTCTTTAGGAAGAAGTCCTTTTCTCTTAAGTTCTTCATTATGAGATGTCATAATGCTTTCGTCAGCCATCCAATAAGGAGGAACCCATGAGGGGTCGTTTTTAAAACCTGCACTCGGAGCCCAATCGTCTAGAAATGCTGCATGAGCTATCTTAAGTGGTTCAGCTCCTGAAATATCATAATTGCCATACTCTCTTAAAAATTCAGTAACAGTAGTAGGAGTCATGCCAGTTTCTGGTGTGTAGTTTTGTTGGTTTGTAATATAGTTTTCAAAGCCTTGTGGGCCAAGGTCTTTCCATTGTCTGAAAAGTTTTGCTTCGCTTTCAAATTCTTTAAACTTTCTTGCGGTTTGATCAATTTTTTGTGCAGTAACAGGACTAACTTGGCCTGTAGTAGCTGCTTGAATTCGGGCTTGTTCATCAAGTTCTTTTAACTCTTGATTATGTTTATGAGCTTCGATAATTGTTTCAGCCATACTAGTGTTTACAACATCACCTTCTACAGTAAGTTGGTCTCCTGCGGCCTCTGCTCCATCAAACAAAACATCAGCAAACTCTGTTAAAAAATCGGAATCAAAAGCAAGCCCCTTAGGGTCTATGCCAGAACCTTCAAACAAAGCATCTAATTCTCCGTACGCACGATTAAATGTAGGAGCATTATACATAGCATCTGCATCTTCTAAACTTTCTAATCCAATATCAAATCCTACAGCAATTGCTGGATTTTCATCAACGATTGATAGTATTTGTTGGACAGTTAATCCTGGGCCCCATCTAGTATTCATTGAATCAACACCAGCTAAAATCACTGGGTCGACAGAACCAGCCATTTCAATCTGGTAAGCTGCTTTTTCTAAAGCAAACTCATCTCTTTCTGGGAAACGATCTTCCCCACCAATACCATATGATAATAATTTTGACCCAAAGGGAGCAGCATCACCAAAATCATAGTCTTTATACCTGTCAATTGATTGCATAATATCTTCTATAGATATTCCTTCGCCGACACTATCGTAGTCTCCGCCAAACATTCCAGAACTACCTAGTCCGAAACTTCGGGGGATATCATTATATTTAGAATCACCAGTTGCCATTAAACGCCTCCTTGTGCTCCAGGTCGTGGTGTTCCAGGAGGAACATTCGGGCCTGCTTGTGGGGTAGGTGCGGGAGGTGGAACTCCCATCATTGCATTAGGCATAACTCGTGGGTCTGCGGTTGGTGGGCCACCCGCTCCTTCTGGAGGTGGAGGTGGGCCTTGTGGCGGTGCAGCCATTTGTTGCTCTTGCATCATTTGTTGCTGAGCGACCTGTTGTTGCATCATTTGAGCAGCCTGCCTTTTCTGCATTAATACGTTCGATAATTCTCCCACATAAAAATTAACTAAGTCTTCTCTGCCTTGTCGCTCTGCTGCACGGAGCAATGTCCATAGTGCTGCTTCGGGCAACATCCTTTCAGCCATCTGTTCATTGATGGAGTCCTGCATTTGGTCTGCATCCTGTATGGCTAAGATTCTATCTCGAATTGCTCGATCTGACAAGAGTGGCGTTGGCCCTTCCCTTGCGATCTGTGCCATTGAGTACCTAGTCATATCGTCTTGTGGCAGTTGTCCGACAAGATTTACGACTGGAGAGCCAGTGCCTTTAAGCATTTCTGGTTCTATAGTTTCTGTAAAATATGTTCTGTTTCTGTCCATACCTGATAGTTCTAATGATTCAAATGCACCACCTGCATACTGGTCGGATATTAAATTAAATATCA